ACAAAAGATCCAATTTATCAAAAGAACATGGTTCATGATATTCAAAATTATGAAGAAAATATAAAGATGGAAGTTAAGACTCCTACTCAAGAAAATTATTGGATTGATAAAGATGAACTAGATTCAATATATAATCATGTAAAAAATAAAGCTGTATATCTCTTCAAGAAAAAAGAATTATCAAAAGAAGATCTAAATGATATTCAAAATTATATTATTCTGTCATTATATACTTTGATACCTCCTCGTCGCAGTCTAGACTTTACAGAAATGAAGATTCATAATTATTCTCAAGATGATAATCATATTAATAAAAATAAATTTGTATTTACTAAATATAAGACTGCTAAATTTAATGGAACTCAGTATGAAGAAATTCCAAAAGAATTAATGAGTATAATTAAAAAGTGGATTAAAATAAATCCAACAGATTATCTTCTTTTTGATTCCAATAAAAATAAACTAACTCCTAGTAAATTGACTAGGAGAATAAATAAAATATTTGATAAAAATATATCAACAAGCGCATTAAGACATTTGTATATTTCTCATAAATATCAAACTTTTATTAAGGAAAATGAGAGTTTAGAAGATGATCTAAAAGCAATGGGGTCATCTATGATTCAATTACCCCAATATCTTAAGAAGGATATTTAAAAACAACCTTATACTTTATTATACAACCTTATGCCACATAAACTAATTGACTATTCAAAAACTATTATTTATAAAATTGTCTGTAAAGATTTAGAAGTGACAGAAGTATATGTAGGACATACTACTAATTTTAAAACTAGAAAATCAACTCATAAATGTCATTGTAATAATGAAAATGATAAATGTTATAATATTAAAGTTTATAAATATATTAGAGATAATGGAGGTTGGAATAATTTTAATATGATAGAAATTGAAAAATATATTGATTGTAAAGATAGTAATGAAGCTTTAGCAAGAGAAAGATATTGGTATGAACAATTAAATGCTAAATTAAATTCACAATATCCTAAAAGAACACAATATGAATATTATGAAGAAAATAAAGAAGAAATTAAGGAACAACATAAAATATATACAAAAGAAAATAAAGATGAAATTAAATTAAAAAGAAAAATTTATTATGAAGATAATAAAGATAAAATTTTAGAACAAAAGAAACAATACATAAAAAATAATAAAAAACAAATTAAAAAATATAGAGAAGAACATAAAGAAGAAAGAAAGAAATATAATGAAGATAATAAAGATATAATTAAAGAACAACAGAAACAACGACATATAAATAAAATAAATATTCCATATACTTGTTCTTGTAATTGGATAGGTAATGAAATAAGTAAATATTGGCATTTTAAAAATTCAGTTCAACATAAAGAATATTTAGAAAGTTTAGTTTAAATTATTATATTATTCTCTTGATAATAATATAATGAGAAAAAGAAATGAACTTATATCTAGTAACGATTCAGCAATGCACATACGCAATAAAGATTCACATTATGAATATTCATATCTTCAAATGAGTGTAGCCAATCTTCAATCAACCTCAACACTTCCTGCACCCTTGACATTTACCTCAGCACAAAATTCTCCATTTTTGGCTGCCCCAGCTCAAGAATATGAATTAGCTATTGCTCGATTTAGTTTAGACACTTCTAGTTTACCAGTATTTGTTCCTATTATTCAACTGAAAAAACCAGATGGAACTTTTAATACTAATGCTAATCAAACTATTTATTCATTTACCTTAACATATACTTCTGGAGGAACAACCTATGCTTATGAACAATTCATGCAATGGCAACCTCAAAATTTGTCAGTACCAACTCCAAATCCTCCATATTTAAATAATCCTCAAGTTCAAGATAATAGTTTAGCATATTATAACGCTTATAATGTTCAATGGGTTATTCAATTATTTCAAAATACTTTTAATGATGCTTTAATAGGATTAAATGGAATATTAACAACAGCTGGAATTCCATCTCCAACTTCAAATCCTCCAATTATTACTTATAATACAGATACTGCTTGTTGCACAATATATGTTGAAGCTGCTTATTACGATGCTAGTCCTCCTAACACTACTTTAACAGATCCTATTAAAATTTATTTTAATTCTCCTATGTATGGACTTTTAGATTCTTTCATATTCACATATTTAGGAGCAACGACTCTAGCAACTTCCGGACAGAATTATCAATTGATAATCGATTCATTCAATGGAACAAATCAAACTCCTTTGCCTACTATCCCATCAACATATACTGCTACATTTACATCTCAAACTACCGAAACTATAGGACTATGGAGTCCAGTTCAAAGTATTATATTTACTTCAAATACTCTCCCTATAAATCAAACTCATATTTTACCTTCTGTTGTTCTTCTTGAAGGACAAAATATTGGACCAAATTCATCTATCAGTAATGTTCAGAACATTATTACTTCTTTTCAAAGTCCAAATAATTTATATCGACCTAGTATTACTTATGAACCTAGCTTATATAGATTTATTAGTCTTAATGGAAATAATCAATTGAAATTATTCAATATTCAATGTTATTGGCAAGATTGGAGTGGAGGAATCAATAATTTTCTTTTAGGAAGTCAACAGAATTTTAGTATGTTGATAATGTTCAAAAAGATTGATACATATTAAGGAAGAATTAGAATATTTTTATCTTTAGAATAATATATGTCAACATTCGGAACATGCCTAATTGTCGATCCAGTTATTGGAGATATTACTCCTGAACTTACATACGCAGTTCAGACTGGCGCGGCCCAAAAAACCGCTCAATCATTTCAAGCTACTAGCGCATCGAACTCTAGCATAGTTTTCTCAATTCAAGTTCCTTCTGAAAATATTGTTGTCGACAGAGCTGTTAGTGTTTCAGCTCAAGTTTACCTTACTATAAATATTGGCTCAGCAGCAGCTGGAGCTAATGTTCCTCCTGGTGAATTAGCCTTCAATTTGGGTCTCACTGATTCGCTTCAAGCTTTCCCTTTGAATAAATTGTTTACGACATGTCAAGCTACTATTAATAATGTTTCAGTTAGTTCTAATGAACAAGATATAGTGGATGCTCTTCTTAGAATGAATAACTCTAGAGAACTTTACAGATATAACTCGACGACTACATCCCTTCCTGATCAAGCATACTTGAATTATCAAGATGCGGTTCTTGCCAACAATAATCCTTTAGCATCTTATAATACTGCTTCTTATGATCTTGATCAAATTCCTAGAGGAGCATTCCCAGTTCAAGTTGGTCTTCCAGCCCTAGGTTTCCCTATTATTCATCATATCGCAACTGGAGGAACAGATGATTCTTTAGTATCAACTGATATTGATGATTGGTGGACAATCCCTATTGCTTTCACTACGATTGAACCTTTGCTGACTTTGAGTCCTTTTACTTGGTGCGATCCAGAGTATAATGCTCAAGGTTTGGTAGGTATTAACAACATGTCATTTAACTTTACTATTGATAATTCATGTAAGAGAGTTTGGTCATCCGCATTTGAATATGGTGGCCCATATAGTGTTTCTCTTGGAGTTAGTGGATTAAATAATAACAATCCTTTTCAGAATGTTCAAATGTTGTTCGAATTCCTTTCTACTCAACCTACTCAGTTGGTTGCTTCTAAGAATGTTTGTCCTTACTATGACTATGCTCGATACATTTCTAATGCGAATGGAGGTGTTACATTTAATCAAGGTGTTCCAGCTCAATTTACTTCTAATACGATTCAGATTAATCAGATTCCAGATTATTTTATTGTCTTTGCTAGAATTCCTATGGCTCAGCAGACGATTCTTGATTCAGCTTCATTTCTTACTATCAATAATGTTTCAGTGAACTTTAATAATGCTTCTGGTCTTCTATCTTCTTTCAGTCAAAATCAACTTTGGAATATGTCGAGAAAAGCTGGTCTCAATATGAGTTTTGATGAATGGAGAGGAACTAGTATAAGAAACTCCGTAGATGGAGTTGGAGAATTTATCTATACAACTGGTTCTATTCTAGTTATTGATGCAGCTAGTCTTTCGCTTCCTTCCTACCTAGTTGCTGGAAATTTGGGTAACTTCCAATTCCAAATTACCTTGAATATGACTTCTTACTATGCTGGTGCTGTTCAACCAGAATTAGTCATAATTACCGCTAATAGTGGAATATTCGTTACGGAACAAGGAACTTCCACAACTTTTACTGGAATTCTTACCAAGGAACTTACGCTTTCTACTCAAGAACAGAAAGATACTCCAGCTATTTCTAGAGTGACGGACGAACGATTAGTTGGAGGCAAGATGCTTCATCGAGGTATTGCTAGACATCCCAAGTATGTTGCTCAACACATGAAGAAGATGATGACTGGAGCTGGATATGTTAGCGGAGTTAGCGGAGCTGGTTATACTCCTCCTCCAACTGGTGGAATGATGCATAGAAAATCCAAACTTCATAAACTAATTCGATAAATTTTCAATAATATTTTATATTTATAAATAAATGAAAATTATTATTTATAAATTGCTCTGTAATAAGACGAATAATTGTTATATAGGTTCAACTAAAAGAAAATTAAATGACAGAATAAGTCAACATAAATCAGCATATAAAAATAATAATGGATTAACAAAATCTGTTGAAATATTAAAAAATGAAGATTATCAAGTAATTATTTTAGAAGAATTTGAAATAAATACTTTAGACGAATTGAAAAATCAATATCTTAAAGAAAGAGAATATATTGAAAAAGAATTAAATTGTATAAATAAAAATATTCCAATTAGAACTGAAGAAGAAATTAAGAAATATTATGAAAATAATAAGATAATAATTTTAAAGAAAAGAGCAGAAAGATACATTAAGAACAGAGATAAAGAATTATCTAGACAAAATTCATATTATTTAGATCCTATTAAAAAGGAAAGAATTAAAAAGTATAATTTAGAAAGATATTATCGCCTTAAATTATTATCTTCTCAATAAATATAATGGCTGGAGCTGGTTCAATTGGAATGGATGCTTATACGAGAATGATTAATGAAAAATTAATTCAATTGGATACTAGATTCGCAATTGATAATCAATATACTCCTTTGATAGGAGATTATTCAGGATTGAGAGGGGGATCACGAAAAAAAGATTATATTACTCCTGGCATTAGTGGAACTCAATATCCATTGAATTATCCAGAATCATATGCGATATCAGCTGGAGTTATGCGACGAGGTCGACCTGCTCGTCCAGTTTCAATTATTAGTCCAATTAATCATGTATATCCTACTATCATGCCCATGGGTCGTCTTCCTATGGGACGAAATCCTTCAACATATACTCCTAAACCCCAAGGAGGAAAAAGAAGATCTACTAAAGGAATGATGTCATTGACTCATCCTTCTGAGCTTGATTATACAACTAAGAAATCATCAATGGTTCATCATATTGGTGGTCATTATGTTAAATCTTTACCTCGTCCTTATTCAGGAGGAAAATTACCTAGTTTAAAAGATATTGGAAGAAGTATTTCTAGAGGAGCAAAGAAACTAGGAAGTGAAATTACTCATACAGCAAAGCAAGTTGCGACTGGTGCTAAACAAGTCGGTAATGAAATAAAGACAGAATATCAAAAATCAAGTCCTCAATTTAAAGCAGCCGTTCGTAAAGTTCTACCTACCTTAGGATCTATAGCTGGAAATGCTCTAGGAGATGCAGCATCTGTAGCGCTAGGTAATCCAGAATTAGCCCCTTTTGCTGGTCAATTAGGTTCAATGGCTGGAAACCAATTAGGTCAATATGCGAATCGTAAAATTGGTTTAGGACGTAAAAAGAAAGTTCCAGTCCATTCTCTTCAAAGTGTTTCTCATAAAAAGACTCCTAAGAAAAGAGGCGGAGCAAGAATTGGTTCTAGACATGAACTAGTTAGACAGATAATGAATCAGCATGGCCTTAATCTTCCTATGGCTAGTAAATTTATAAAAGAACATGGATTATATTAAGGAATTTTATCTCAACATAATATACAATGCCATTATTATATGCGAATTATCCTGATCTTGATTCTAATCTGTTGAATGCGGCTAAGAAAAAGATATTCAAATCTTCAGTTGATCAGTATACAAATATTGGTGATATTCAATCAAATGTTCAACCAACTCAATCTAAAATGAATGAATACTTTTTAAAAATAACTACAACCTTTAAACAATTAAATCAACAATTAAGAGCTATTCTAAATGGAGCAGATCCAAATAAAGTTGCTCAAGATTTTGGACCTATTATGACTGAATTCATAAATGAATTTAATATTAAAATTCTTCAAGTTTATAATTATTTTAGTCCTCAGCAAAATGAATTAATTCGTAGAGATGTAATAGATCTTTTAAATTTATTAGATGAAGTAGAATTTGCCAATCTTGGTCAAGTAATTGATAATTTTTCAGAAACACTTATAGAAGAAATAACTAATTTAGGTGAAGCAATTAGATCTTATTCTCCTTTAAAAATTAATTTAAGAAAAGGTCGAAAATTATTAACTGATGAAGAAGAAGAAATTCAAGGAGGATATATTTCAGGAGGATCTAGGAACAAAGGACAGAAGTATCCAGAAATTAGATTCAGATAAAAATAATATATTATAATATATGTCAGCGCAATCTTATTCTAATTTAGCAAATTCTGAATTTAATGGAAATATTGTCTTAACAAATCCTAGTTCATACATACAATTTGGTAATGGAAGTAAGCAGTCAATCGCAGGTGGTGGATCAGGAGGAAATGTTTCAACAGATCAAGATAATACTTTTGAAGATGGTTATACTCAAACATTTCAAGGAGCAATATCTATAGATAATACACAATCAAATATAGGACAATTTCAAAATGCAAATACTGCCATAGGAATTTCATTATCTTTATTAACTACTGGAGCTGACAACACATGTCTAGGATATAATGCAGGAAGTTCAATTACAACATCTTCATTTAATACAGCAGTTGGTTTTTCAGCATTATTAGATGTAACTGGATCAAATAATACGGCTTGTGGATATAATGCAGGAGTAAATGATGAAACTGGATCAAACAACACTTATCTTGGTTCTGAAGCTCAACAACAAGATCTCGATACTAGTTCTTATAATTATCTTACTTTAATAGGAGCAGATTCTGAACCAGTAGAAGTTGGATCAGATAATCAAATTGTTCTAGGTAGATTAAATGGAGATGATAATTTATATATTCCTGGAAATAATATTTTTCTAGGAAAACAAAATAATATAAATGAAGCATATACAATTCAAGCATCTGGTAATAATTCAGGTATACAATTTCAAACACTTCCATCAACTGGTTTACCTTATGAAAATACATTAACATTATCAACTAGTTTATCTGAATTAACATCTGGTCAAATATCTTTAAATGGAGATGTAACTATTACTGGTGATGTAACAATACCATCACCAAATAATCTATATACTAATGATACACAATATGTAGCACAAGCTGGTGATCCTGGATATGTTACAAATGCAGTAATATATTTTAATAATACTGTACCAGTAGGACAGCAATTAAGAGTAAGTATTAATGGAACTTTATATTATATAAATTTGACGGCAGTATAGTCGGCGAACATTGTTGATATGAACAAAGTTAGATTATGACCATAACATCATAACGATTACAATTGTATTGTAATAGTTAGATTATGATTGGCGGACAGCATATTTGACAGAAATATAATACATGATGATATTTCAGTCATAAAATGAAATTGATATAGAACTCAATTAAAGATCTTTAATTGA